AAAAAAGATTTAGGTTCAACTGACTCAAGTTGCTCAAACCGAAAAGTCAGTAGTAAGTCCATGTTTCTGCGAGGTATCCCAAAATTGTACAATTTCTATAATGTCGCTTGGAGTTTTGTCGGTATGTTTCCACCATTGTCTTTTGAATAAACCGCCCTCACCTGGTCTTGGGTCTTGTTGTAATTGAGAACTTGAGTCAGTTGAACCTAAATCTATTTTAAGTTGATCAATTGCGTTACGGTCAAATCTTTCAGGCCATAATAATTCATTTTCTTCTGTCCTTGGGTCTTTCCAATTAAGAGAAGTCATTGAAATCATCTTTGATTTTGGTAAATATTCCGCAGGAAGAATTAGACGTTCCCACCCACCATCTTCAATTAACTCTCCGACTAAATCTTTTTCATGAAGTCTTTGCATAATCATAATTCTTGAAATTCTATTTGGGTCATTTGCTCTTGTGGACATTGTTGTTTTCCACCAATTAAGGGCCTTTGCACGTTCCAATTCTGATTGAGCTAGCTTTGCGGATAATGGGTCATCTACAATAATATAATCGCCACCCTCACCTGTCATTGTCCCACCAACTGACGTGCTAAACCTAAACCCTCCGCACGAATTACTAAAGCGTCTTTTTTGATTTTGATCATCTTTAAATGTCCATGATGGATTGAATAAACTTCTATAGTCATTGTGCGAAACTATATCTCTCATTTTAATAGCGTCCCGTATTGTTAATTCATGGGAATATGTTGCTGCAATTATTCTTGCACCATAAGTTTGTTCTCTTGCCCAAAGCCACGCAGGAAAAAAGACTGACGCTATTAATGATTTTGCGTGTCTTGGTGGCATACATATAATTAATTTTTTTATTTGAAAGTCGCTACAATGTTGTAGATGATCACATATCGCCTCAATATGCCATCCATTGACAAATGGTGTTATTGGTTCAACGATATGCCAAGTTGATTGAATAAAATGATGCAATGACAATTTACAAAGTTCCTTATTAATTGCCATTTCAAGAGATAATTCTTCAATAAGTTTTTCACGATCATTCATTATCGTCTTTTGTAATTTTTGTTATTGTTCTAATATTCCTTGATTCTAGAGCTCGTTTTTTCTCCATCAATTCTTCAAAGCTCATATTGTAATCAATTTTTAAAGTTGAACTATCAACATTTTCAACGATACTTTCGGTTTTATCTGCCCAGTTACAAATATTTTTAAGGGAAAAAATCATCATAGATGTATTCCCTTTCATTGCCATTTCTAATGCTTTTTGGATTAATCTAATTTTTGTTGGAGATAATCTGCGCTCCGCATATTCAGTAAACGTTTGGCCATACCTATACTTAATATGGTTTTTAATGGTATTCTCATGCAAATCTAATAAAGATGCACAAGTAATCAAAGAACCTTTTAATGCCAAAATCCCATCTAATTTGCTCCAATCAATTGGGCTTTTTTCTAAATCGTATGTCTCTTGTTTGCTATTTTCTGAATGTTCAGACATTTTAATTCGCCTTAGTTTTTATAAATAATATTACTGCGGTAAATTTTTTAATGTTTACACTTGTTTTTTATATTGTTCGTTAAGTATTTTTGGGACTGCGTATTTCCATGATATAGCGTGATGTATTCTTTTTTCAGCAGTTCCTACAAGTCCAATCTTGCAGCAACTTGGCTCAATCATTACACTATAAAATGATTTAGCGTAAGTTCCAAAATCCTTATATATCTCAGTGTTTCCACCTGAGCTTTTTTGCGTTATTGTTTGAACAACAGACATATTTGTCACTTGAAAAAATAATTTTCCTATTTTACCTTGAGATAAATAAGTGTTCACATCGTCATTCATTCTTCCTACAAACATTAGATCATCTTTTGGATTTTCATTTACCTTAAAAACAAAAGAGTTCATGGCCTTACGTTTGTACGTAAGATTAGAAAATGATTTTACACCGCCCATAAACTCCCCCGCTTGCGCAAATGCAATGGTACAGGAATTTGTATCGTCTAGACATTTAATCATTGATTCTAATATAGCATCCATTTGTTTTGCTTGAATCGCCCGAAGTATTTGACCATCTATTTTTCTGAATGAAAATTGGTTGTAATCATCTTCATATTCAAAAAAATAATCTAAACCAAGCGATCTGGCTATGTCGTAACAAGCATTCCTTGCGTAAACAATAACTTTATCATTGATAAGATTATCCATTACATCAAATTTTTCTTTATAATCTTTTTTACTAAAAACAATAACTTTTTCATTATAATTTTTTTTGTATTGATCTAAAGTTTTATCCCCGTCATCACAAATTAAATAAATGTCTCCAGTGTAACCACTTTTACGCAATGATTGGTAGGTGACAACTTTATCAGGTCTTCCGTGCGTAAGTATGAATACTGCGAATTTTTTATTTGCTTTCATTTTTTATTCTACTGCTACTATAATTGTGGTTTCTTTTTAAATAAAAAATTTCTTTTTTTGATTTTTCAATTTCTTCCTTTAGTTCCCATTCATCTGTTTTGTGGTCACTGCCGAGGAAATAAATATCATAATCAAGAGAGACAAACATGTTTTTATCACGACTAATATTTTCATAAACAATTACCTCATCAATCCATTTGACTGCTCTTAGTTGCATGAATCTTTCATAGATTGATTGCTGAGGGTCTTTATAATTAGGTTTACAATGAAGACCTACTATAAGGTAATCGCAATTTTTCTTCGCTTCTTCCATCGCCAGCACATGTCCACAATGTAAAATATCAGCAACCATTGGGAAAAAGCCTATTTTCATTTTATTATTCATCATCAACATCTCCATTGTTTTGATCTATAATCGCTTGTATATCTTCCGTAAGTTTAACTAAGCCGTTTTCAATTGCTTTATTAAAATCAATAATAACAAGTGCAGATTTTTCCATTAAATCTTGGATACTATTACTTTGATGACAATAGAACTCAGCAATATTTTCATAATTAAAAACAATATGTCTTGAGGCCGCACTAATAAGAAATAACTCAATCTCTCTAGGAAGTTTTTTGTCTTTAATTTCTTTAACTAAGCTTTCATATTTTTCTAATGTAAATAATTCTGATAATAATGGAGGTGTGTCTTTTTTTGGTGTATATACAGGGCTTGCAATTTTAGTTGTATAATTAGTTGGATTATCTTCGTTTGATGAGCCAGAACCAGAACTAGAACCATCTCCTGATCCATTTTTTTCTTCAAACTCTTTTAAATCTAAAGTAAAATCTTCAATACCTAATAAATCTAAATCAAAGTCTTTTCCATACTCAGCTATTTCAACTTTGATCATACTTAAATCAAGTTCTGCCCATAGCGCAATGGCATTATCAGCGGTCATGTGTTGATGCTCTTCTGCTTCGTTTTTGAAATCTTGATAAATTACTGGCAATTCCTTCATTCCCGCAAGCTTTGCCGCTTCTAATCTTACGTGTCCACAAACAATAAAACCTGACCTGTTTGAAACTGTTATTGGATTTCTAAAGCCATAAGCTTTTATTAATTTAACTAATCGTTCAATTTGCTCTCTAGGATGTTTGTTATTATTTTTTGGATTTTCTGTTAGTAAATCAATGTCCACTATTTTAATTTCGTTAGCTTTTATTTCCATGATAACCTTTTCTTGTTAATGCGTAACGACTACGTTCTCACGTTAAAAACTATTCAGTCTAAATTTAATACACATACATAACTTTGTTTTGTTCAATGCAATTTCTTATAAATTTGGAAACGTTTCCATTTGTTTTAATTTCAGCAATCTTTTTTAATTGCTCAAGTTCTTCTTTCGAAAGTCTGATATTTAGAAGTATTGTTTTGTTTTGTTTTATTTTTTTACTCATTGGAATTAAGCGTAAATACATACGTTCAATTTGTAAAGACTGTAAAATGCAAAATTGTGGAATTTAAGGTGGGGTAAAAATACCTAATATGGGAGTTTTAAAGAGATGAATGAAAATTAATATGATTTATTTAAAAATATTATTCATGTTTTTAGGCCAAATTAAATTGTAAATTGTTTCACAAAAATAATTCAATCTATAACAAATTGAAAAAGATCTTCTTCTT